CCTACCGTAAAGAACCAGATGGAACTTTGACCCAAATTAAAGCCACAGATAAAGTTGATCCAGATGTCGAAATTGTCCAAGTTGTCAAACCATACCACCACGTTCTGGCTTCTACTGCAGTCTATTATATTCCTGGCACTGATTCTTGCCTGTTCTATTGTTCCAGCAACCAACCAGGCCGAGATATCACTGGTCACTTTGTTAGATCTTCCCATGTTCATCTAGCTGCTGGCTATTCAGCCACCAGTTTGCGCCGTCTAAATTCAGAAATGGTAAATCGACCCTTAGTCCTTGATGAGCACATGACTTCACCCCGCTACTTCACAGTCGAGAGAACGGGATTCAAGACACAAAACGGATTCCTATGTCAAGGAACTACCGAAGCAGGGACCTCTGGATCCCCTGTCGTCGTTTTCAATCCCCACATTCCTAATAAACTTATGGGTTTTATTTCCAATGCAACCAGTGCTAGCTTCTACGTAGATGTTGTCACCCACGAAGATCTAATTTCCGCTTTACAACAGTATGAATCGCTTCCTCTTCCATCACCTGGCCATAACATCATAATGAATGTAGATTTGGATCACAATATAGAATGCTCAGCCTTCAGCTCCACCCACCCTGTTGGTTTAGTCGGCCCTGAGGAGATAATTCCCCTGTCCTCAGGTCTTGGCTATGCCAAAACCCCATTTTATCACGATTTTCCTTGCTCCCTTGAACCAGCCATAACTCATAATCATGATCGTCGCAAAAACACCGACAAGCACTTTTTGGCCCACTCAATAGAGAAATTTACCCGTGATGAAACCTTCCCCCTACCACCAGAGCACCTGGCTATTTCCATCATAGCTCATTCCTACGAACTTGCTTCACATCCGACTACTGAGCATTGCAAAGTGGTCACGTTCGAGGAAGCTATCCAGGGCTCTGGAGATCCAGGATCTTCAAAACTAGATCTCCTGAAATCTCCTGGCTTCCCGTATTGTCTCAAACGCCGCACAAGAGGCAAGACTACGTGGATTAGGCGGGGGGAAGACGGCGAAATATGCTATATCGATGATGTGCTGCGAGAACACCACGCAGATAGACTTGAGCAATATAAACTCGGTCAAGTCCCTGATTCGATAATGTATGATTTCGCCAAATGCGAGTTGCGTCCTAACTACAAAATTAACAAGACTCGCTCAATCCAGGTTATGAACATGTTAGATACTATCATTTTCCGTCAGTATTTTCTTTCACTTGAAGCTGCAATTCATCGCCTGGGAACATCAATCTATCCCTCGAAGATTGGCGTCGATCCTGGATCATTCACCTGGACTCTGATGCATCGGGCTCTTACCGCAAAGGGTCCCTACATCATTGACCTGGATGTTTCGGGATGGGACGCCAATTTTCCTTCCACGCTCATGTACGGCGTCGTTGAAATGTTCGATTCCGTATACGAGGACACGACCTATGTGGATTCCAAGGTACGAGTTGCTCTGGCCACAAACGCCCTATATGGAGTTTGCCAATATGACAACTATCGTTACCGAAAGAACAGAGGGATGCCATCCGGCTTTGCAGGCACAGCTATATTTAACACTCTTGGCCATATGCTTTTGTTTTATGTCTT